TTTTCACGTCGTGTGTGTGTTATTGCACACACATGATTGTGTTTGTGAAATTTCCCTAGGTTGCTGATTAAGTTGTTAAGTGTAGTGGGTTCATACACCTCTTCTGGTTAGTTCCGTCTACCAGTAAGTGTGTGATACTCCCCTCTTCTGTTCTGTCAGTCGAGGTGTGTGGATACCAGGTTCCGTCTTGGTTGAAACCTATAACTGCAACTCATGGCTCGCAACCCTATTACTGTGGCTAAAGCCGCTGTTTGTGAAATTTCTGCTATTGGTTTTGGTGACATCGGTGAGGCCGTGTTGCATTACAGCAATGCCGCTGCTGATGGTTTCATCAAATGCCGCTTTGTACCCCTTTCTATGGCTGACTGTGTTGAGGGTTTGCTTAGTGACGAATTTGTCGTTCTTGTAAACAACGACACAAGTTGCCTGACTGTGGGTACTTTTGGCGAGAGACCACCCGATCTTAAGGGTTGGCTCTTGTTTTCTAATTGTGACGTTGATGGCACTGCTATTGTATCATTTGATGGTCTGGCAGGTGCTGAGGTTTACGTCGACAATTATATGTGTGATCAGACTGGGAAACCCGTTTTGGCCGCCGACGTTTGGACTTTCAAAGATTATTTCGGTGAAAGTGATACCATTGTTATTGATGGTGTTGTTTACCGTAAGGCTTGGGAGGTTGTGCGTCTGGATGTTCCATATAAGGCTCAGTCTGTTTCTGCTATAAGCTCTATTGAATGGTTGTGTGGTGTTCAGCATGTGTTGCCTAGTGGCACTGTGTTGGATGTCGCAAAGTCTGTCTCCAAGAGCAAGGTTGTGCTTTTGTCTGATCCTTATGCTGACATTTATGACCAGGTTGGAAGCCCTTTTATGACTAATGGAAAGAACCTGTTGGAAATTGTCGTTAAACCATGCTTCTTGCACGGTTATGTCAAATGTAACTGTGGTAACACGCACTGGGCAGTTGGTGATTGGCGAGCTGGTTATAAATCAGTTTGTTGTGGTCTTAACTGTAATCCTATATGTGTTGCTGCTGGTTATGTTGAACCTGGTGATGTACTTTTCACTTCTAAAGGGGCTGGTACGGGTCTGAAGTACTATAAGGGTCTTACTCTTAAGTTTGTGGGTGAAGTTGAGAATGTTGCTGTTTGGCGCATTCAGAAAGTTCACCATGTGGATGGTTTTGTTGCTTGCAACCGTTTTAAGGATGATTTTTGCTCAACCATGGAGTCTTGTGGTGTAGAGAATGTTAGTGCCACCGCTAATGCTTTGAAATTTAGCCTTATTAGTGGGTGTTGCCAGGAAGTCACTCTGCGTTCGATTGTCAGTGGCCAGCTTAGTGTTGGGTTTGCTGTTTTTGATACGTTTGAAGACATTTTCTCTATGCCTAAATGGATGCAAAGGCTCGGTGCACTTGGTTCCACACTTTGGTCACAATTTAAGAGCTTTGCACGTGAAACTTTTAAAACTTCAACATCACTTGTTGAGTTTGTGAATTTTCTTCGTGATGTTAGTTGTGTGGTTATGAATGGCGCATTGGAACTTGTTGCTAATGTGCCAAATCACTTTGCATCACTCTTTGATCACTTGCGTGTCCTTGTGGCATCTGTTACGACTCTCTTTATTGAAGAGTTTAAGGTTGCAGGTGTTGCATTCAAGCGCTTGGGTGACTATGTTTTGTTTGATAATGCACTGTGCCAACTTGCGAGTGTGAAACTTAAGGGCTTCAAGCAAGATGGTTTGAAAACTGCTACTTATGTTAGCACAGTTTATGGACCTAGTAAGCGTGTTAAAGTTAAGCGCGTTGAGAAATGCGATGCTAACTTAGTTTTGTGTGATTCTGCACCTCTTGTGGATGAAGGTTATGCTTGTGTCATTCAAGGCCAAGCATTTTACACAAATGGCACGTATTACTGGTTTATGACAGATCATACATCTGTTTTGGAATCACCTGTGTTTAAGAAAGACACTATTGTGTGTCCTGATGTACTCTTGGCTGTGGATGGTGGTGACATTTTCCACAAGTTTTTGAGCACGGTTACAGATGTTGTTGAGTTCTGTGCTTCAATTAAAGTGCATTTTGGTTTGGAAGGCTTTGTTATTACAGCCGCCAAGAAGTTTAAAGCTTTTGCTCGCACTCTTACGGAGTTGTATAATGAGTTTGCCATTGCAGTTTCTGATGTTGTTAAAATTGCTTGTATGAATTTTACATACTATGCTTTTAACAAACCTATGGTTGCTGTCAATGGCACATTATGTCCTGTAGAGTTAGTGGAGCCACCTTCAGATGTTTCTAAAGAAGCACTTGTTACAGACTTTATGGTCTTTAAGTCACCTGACACACATGTTAAACCCATTAGGATTGAAACAGAGTCATGTGAGCTTCATGAAGTGGACTTTGTTACTCCCCGTGATGGTGGTGTGGTCAAGATAATAGATGGTTATGCTTTTTATGAGTCCAATGGCAACTATTACCCTTCTTCTGTTGATGGTGTTAAAAATGTCACATACCGTAAGAAGGGTGGTGGTGTTGTCACCTTCTCAGAGACTAACTCTGTGAAGGAGGTTGACCCTGTTCATAAGGTTTATCTGACCTACGAGTTTGAGGACGAAGTAGTTGTGGAGGTTCTTAAACAGACTGTGGGTTATAAGATGACCTTTGAAGGACAGGAGTGGGCAGATTTTGAAGCTACACTTCGTGGTGTCTTGTCTGTTGTCTCAACTAAACTCCCTATACCTGAGTACTTTGTGTACGATGAGGAGGGAGGTTTTGATTACACTAAGCCTGTTATGGTTTCACAGTGGCCCATACAGGTATCTGATAGTGTTGACCATGAGACTGTTGATGACACTGTTGACACTACACCGCGCAGTGACGAAGATGAAGTGCGTGAGGCATTGTCCTTTATTAAAGAGGTTGAGCCTCAACCACTTAATCCGTTTGCGTTTGAGTTTACGGACTATTGTGGTCTTAAAGTCCTTAAACAGGTTAATAATAACTGTTGGGTTGCTTCAGCGTGCTTGCATATGCAATTGTTGGACCTGTTGGATACACCTGCTATGGACTTGTACAAGTGTGGCCGTGTTGGCCCCCTGGTTCAATCATGTTACGAATCTGTCAAACAACTTGTAGGTTCTATGGGTGATGTCACTGAGTGCCTTGAACACATGCTTAAGGATGTTAAGTCATGTGTTGTTGTTTGTGACGCTGTTTGTGACTGTGGTACCAAAGACCTTACTATTGAAGGTTGTGTTTTCAGGTTCATGCCATGTTCTGAACCGTTGGAACGCTGGTGTGCAGTGTGTAATAGTATGGCTGCTTGCACTATTAAAGGTATAAAAGGTACGGCCATATTTTGCCAAAAACCAGGTCCTGCCAATGATCTATACGTTGAGCCATATTGTGCTGCATCGTTTATTGGCAGTGTTACTAGTGGGCATTATCGTACTAATGTCTATCACACTGGTAAGGCCGTAGATGGTTTTGGTGTTCATGATATTGACAACACTAACTTGCACACTTATGCAGTTAAGAATGTTGATTGGACTAGATCACACACCCCAGCCGATAATTCACCCGCTTTGGTTGAACCATTCTTGGTTTACAAGAACGTGCAATTCTTTCAGGGTGATTTTAAAGATCTTGTTGGTGGTGTTCAGCACGATTTTGTTGTGAACGCCGCTAATGAGCGACTCCAGCATGGTGGTGGTGTTGCTAAGGCCATCAATGATTACACAAATAATGAGCTGCAGCATCTGTCTAGTGCTCATGTTAAGAAACATGGAAAGGTTTCAGTGGGCAGTGGTGTTATGTTGCAATGTTCTGGTGTGAAAGTTCTTAATGTTGTAGGTCCACGTCATGGTGCAGGTGAGGTTGCCTTGCTCGAAAATGCTTATAATTGTATTTTCGATCAGGACGGTGTCCCTCTAACCCCTCTTATTGGTGTGGGGATTTTTAAGGTTCCTATTACAACATCCTTGAAGGCTTTGCTTGATGTTGTAGGCGATAGGCAATGTAGGTGTTTTTGCTATTCAGATAGTGAAGTTGCTGCAATTGTTGCCTATGTCAACAACATGTCAGCTGTAGATGATGTTCAGCTGCCTGTGTGTCCACCTTTAACACCTTGTAGGGTTGAAGGTGACGTCTCATTTTACATGGGTAGTGTGGATGTTTTGCTACAACAGTCCTTTGATAGGTTTGTTTTCTTTGTTAGTGAGGATCTGCAACTTTGCGTCTTAGCTAGTGCATTAGACGTTTATTTGAATGGCTGTGTCACAGAGGCTTTAAATAAGTCTGGTCCATTGCCAGCTGGTAACATAGTCTCTTACAAACATCCTAAAGGTGATGGTTTTGTTGTCGTGACTTTTGCAGTTTTGCCTGCTGTTGGCTCAAAGGATTTTGACAAAAATGTTAAACGTGTTTTTAACAAGTTGTCTAAGCTTAAAGGCAATATTCTTTCTACTGTGTCTAGTGTTATGTTTGCGCGTCTAACACGTGTCTGGAAGTCTTTTTGGCTTTGTGATTCTAGTGTTAGTGTTGTTGACGAACACTTTTCAGAGACTAGTGTTTTTGTTGTCGTTACCGAGAATGGTAGAGACTTTGAAACTGTGGCTCTTGACACAGCCAAAACTTTTGTGGAGCAGGTTGGTGTTTGCACTATTGATAATGTAGATGTAACAAATGCTGTTGTTACGCCTACTGATGAACCTGTTAGTGTTGCTACACCGTCTGTTGATTGGGATGCGTTCTACGGCTTTGAGAATGCTAGTGTTTTTCACACTTTGGACCATAGTGGTTTTGAGTTTGAGAGTACAGTCGTAGAAGGTAAACGCACTCTTAAGAGTTCAGATAACAACTGCTGGGTTAATGCTGTTTGCTTGCAATTGCAGTACTTGGATGCAAAGTTTGTTAGTGAGGGTCTTAACGCTATGTGGGACTCTTACGTGACTGGTAATGTTTCTAAGTTTGTCCACTGGTTGTACTGGATTACAGATCACAGCAAGAATGACCGCAATGATGCAGAAAGTGTGTTGTTGCGTTTGTCTGTTTACCTATGTAAGTCTTGTGTCTTCACCATAGAACGTGAAACTTCATCATTGTGCTGTTCTGAATTGCGCACGTACAACGCTTGTGTTGTTAGTGCGAGTGTGTTAAGGAATGGTGTTAGTGATGGTGTTTGTAAACATGGTGATGCCTACAAGAGTAGGGTTTCTGCTGTTGATGGAATTGGTATAGTAGTTAGTGTTTCTATACCTGATCCTGTGCCTAAGAGTGCCTTGTTGGATGGTGTTTCTTACACTACTTTTACAGGTGATGTTGGTAGTGGCCATTATGCTGTTGTGGATCGGAAACTTTATAAGTCATTTGATGGGTTTGATGTTAAACCTGCTTCGTTGTCATCTGTTAGTGTGACAGGTGTTGTCGTCAAGACTGCAAAGTTTACGCGCAAAGTCAAACAAGTTGCCACACCTACTGTTAGTTCTGGAGATGCACCTTTGGATTTGTCAACAACTCTGAATACAGCTGCCAGTAAGTTTTTCAGTGTTGGCGACGTTGTAGCTCGCAATGTTGGTATGTTTTGTGTCTGGCTTTTTAGTATGCTGACTCTGCTTTTTAAAACTTTTAAAAAGAGAGACTTTAGTGTGTTAGCTTTAGCACCTCAGCGTACAGGAGTTATATTTAGGAGGAGTCTTAAGTATAATAGTAAAGCCGCCTATAAACATTTAAATTCGAAGTGGGGCACTGTAAAGTTTGTCATGAAGTTGCTTGTCATGTTTTATACATTGTACATGTTGCTTTTCTTGACAGTGCGTTTTAGTCCTTTGAACAGTGTGTTTTGTGATGACTATGTTGATGGCTATTACAATTCTACATTTGTGAAGAGTGACTACTGTGATGGCTTGGTCTGTAAAGTGTGTCTTTATGGTTACCAGGAGTTATCTGACTTTCCCCACTTGGACTTGACATGGGAGTTTATAACGCATCCACTTTTAGTGAGTTTTATGCCTCTTTTATATATGGCATTCTTACTATGTTTTGGTAACAAATGGGTGCGGTTTTTGATGTGCTATTTCATATTGCAATATGTCAATGCTGCTGGTGTTGTTCTTGGTCTTCAAGACTCTATTTGGGCTTTACACTTGGTTCCTTTTGACATCTTTTGTGATGAAATAGTTGTTTGTTGGCTTGTTTATGTTATTTTGGCTTTTCTTAAGCATGTTTGTTTTGGTTGTGAAAAACCTAGTTGTGTTGCATGCTCTAAAAGTGCACGCCTCACTCGTATTCCCATTCAAACTGTTGTTAATGGTTCTACTAAAGTGGTTTATGTTGCTGCTAATGGTGGTAACAGACCCTTTTGTAAGAAGCATAACTTCTTTTGTGTGAATTGTGATTCTTATGGTGTTGGCTGCACGTTTATTAATGAGCACGTTGCGCGTGAACTTGCAAACGTTACTAAGACTAATGTTCAACCCACTGGTGATGCTTATATTGTTATAGACAAGGTTGAGTTTCAGAATGGCTTTTACTATCTATATAGTGGTGAGACATTCTGGCGCTACAATTTTGATATAACTAGTTCTAAGTACAGTTGTAAAGAGGTTTTAAAGTCTTGTAACATACTTAGTGACTTCATTGTTTTTGATAACAATGGCACTAATGTTTCGCAAGTGCACAACGCTAGTGTTTATTTGTCTCAACTTTTATGCAAGCCAATTAAGTTAGTTGACAGTGCTTTGCTTTCCACTCTGGATGTTGATTTTAATGGTGCTTTACATAGTGCTTTCCTTGAAGTGCTTAATAATAGTTTTAATAAGGACTTTAGTGGTTGTGCTACTATGTCTGAGTGCAAGAGCCTTTTAGGTTTTGAAGTCTCAGATGAAGACTTTTACAATGCCGTTAGTGATGCTCATAGGTTTAATATTTTGTTGACAGACATTTCTTTCAACAATTTTATTACTACCTATGCAAAACCAGAGGAGAAGTTTGCAACTCATGATGCTGCTGTTTGCATGCGGTCTGGTTCTAAAATTGTGAATCATAATGTTCTTATTAAGGAGAATGCTGCTGTTGTTTGGTACCAGCGTGACTTTCATGCACTTTCCGAGGATTGTCGTAAATACATTGTTAAAACGTCAAAACAGAAAGGTGTTAACATTATGATTACTTTTAATGATACTAGAATGAATGTGGCTATACCCGCTGTTAACTTCGTTTGTAAGAAGGGCGGTGCTATTAAACCTTTTGGTTGGTTGTGTATAGTCTTTGCATTCATTTTTGCACTTTATATGAGTGTTGGTCTTTTTGATTTTACTGAGTCTGTACCGTCTTACATGGGTTTTGACTTTAAGTATATTAAAGAGGGCCGCTTGCATGATTTTACAGAGCGTCTTGACTGTGTTTATAGTGTTTTTGACAACTTTGATGTTTGGCATGAAAGCAAATTTGGCACAGTTCCTACTAAGAGTATTAAGTGTCCTATAGTAGTTGGTGTCTCTGATAGTGTCCGCACATTGCCTGGTGTTCCAGCTGGCGTTATGCTTGTTGGTAAGACTCTGGTTTTTGCTGTTAAGACTGTTTTTGGCGAAACGGGCAATTGTTATGACACGCAGGGTGTTACTTCTACTAGTAGTTGCTTATTTACTTCAGCTTGCACTGTGCTGTCTGGTATTGGTGGTACTATTACGTACTGTTATAAGGATGGCATAGTTGAAGGTGCTCGTACCTACAGTGAATTGGTACCTAACACTTATTACAAAATGGAAGACGGTCGCCATGTCATATTTCCTGAAGTTTTGGCACGTGGTTTTGGTTTTAGAGCCGTACGTACGTTAGCCACTACATATTGTAGGGCTGGTCAGTGTGTCGATTCTAAAGCTGGAGTCTGTTTTGGTCTGGATAGGTTTCTAGTCTATAGTGCAGACTCAGGCTCTGACTTTGTTTGCGGTAATGGGCTCTTATCATTGCTGTATAACGTGTTAGCCATATTTTCTAGTTCATTCAGTGTTGCAGCTTTGTCAGGTCAAATAATCTTTAATTTGGTTGTTGCTGCCATTGCTGTTTTTGTCTGTTTTACTGTTGTCAAGTTTAAACGTATGTTTGGTGACATGTCACGTGGTGTGTGTACTGTTGGTGCCGCTGTTTTGGTTAACAACTTGTCTTATGTTGTTACGCAGAACACAGTTGGTATGATAGTTTATGCTGTCTTGTACTTTTTAGCTACACGTGGTGTTACATATTCATGGATATGGTATGTTAGCTATGTTGTGGCATATAGTACTCTTGCACCTTGGTGGCTTCTGAGTTGGTATTTGATTGCTGGTCTCAGTGGTGTTATACCATCTTTTATCAAGTTGCGTGTCTCATCACAGCTTTTTGACGGTGACAAGTTTGTCGGTAGTTTTGAAGCTGCTGCAATGGGTACATTTGTTCTTGATATGCATTCTTATGAGAAACTAGTTAATAGTTTGCCTGCTGATAAGTTGAAGCAGTATGCTAGTGCTTTTAATCGCTATAAATATTATAGTGGTAGTGCTAGTGAGGCAGACTACAGGCTTGCTTGCTTTTCTCATTTGGCTAAAGCCATGATGGATTATGGCACAACACACCAAGATTGCCTGTACACACCACCTACTATTAGTTATAACTCCACCTTGCAGGCTGGCCTTCGTAAAATGGCTCAGCCGTCTGGTATGGTGGAAAAGTGTATAGTTCGTGTTGCCTACGGTAATATGGTTTTGAATGGTGTGTGGTTGGGAGATGAAGTCTACTGTCCGCGCCATGTTATAGCTGAAAACACAACGACTTTGATTGATTATGATAAAGCCTTTTCATTAATTAGGCTTCATAATTTTTCCGTGTCTGTTGGTAATGTCTTTTTGGGTGTTGTTAGTTGTCGTATGCGCGGTGCCTTGCTTTGTATCAAGGTTAACCAAGCGAATGTTAACACACCTAATTATACATTTAAGACATTGAAACCTGGTGACTCTTTTAATATTTTGGCATGTTATGAAGGTGTAGCCTCTGGTGTTTATGGTGTTACGTTACGTAACAACAGCACGGTTCGAGGTTCGTTCATAAACGGTGCTTGTGGTTCACCAGGCTATAATTTAGTAGGCAACACAGTTGAATTTTGTTATTTTCATCAGCTGGAATTAGGTAGTGGTTGCCATGTGGGTAGTGATGCTAATGGCGTTATGTACGGGAACTTTGACGACCAACCCACTTTACAGATTGAGGGTGCGTCGCGACTGTACACGGCTAATGTTGTGTCATTCTTGTATGGCGCCTTGCTTAATGGTTGTAATTGGTGGCTAACTAGTGATCGGCTTACTTTGGAGGCATTTAATGACTGGGCCACTTCTAATGATTTTACAACCCTTAGTTCTGTTGATATGTATACCATATTGTCCGCTAAAACTGGTGTTGATGTAGCACGTGTTTTGGCAGCTATCCAAAAACTTGCAAAGGGTTTTGGCGGTAACAAGATTCTTGGTTATTCATCATTAACAGACGAGTTTACAGCTGGTGAGGTTATTAAACAGATGTATGGCGTGACGTTACAGAGTTCCAAGAAATCACGATTTTTGGGTAACTTGTTGTCCATTGGTCTTTTTGTTTTTATGTTTTGGTCAGAGTTTTTGTCTTATTCTGCCCTATTCTGGATTAATGCCAATGTTCTTACGCCTATCTTCTTGTGTTTATGTGGGTTTTCTGTTGTTTTGACAGTTGGTCTTAAACATAAGCTGCTGTTCCTGTACACGTTTTTGATACCTACGGTTGTTTTACTTGCTGCCATTAATTTATCCTGGGACTTTTACTTACGTGCCTTGCTTTCTAGCACTGTTGGCTACCACACGTCTCTTATGTCTTTTGACTTGCAGGGTGTGTTGAATATTGCTATTTGTGCTTTTGTTAGTGGGCTCCATTTATATCGTTTTAGTCCCAATGTTGGCTCGTGTGCGACTCTGCTTATGTCGCTTGGTGTCACGGTTTACAATTATTGGTTTGACACTGATTACTTTTCAATCATTATGACACTCTTACTTAACATGTCTAGTACATGGTATATAGGTGCAATTGCTTATAAAATTGCTAGTGTCATGATTGTGTTTGTACCAGCACCTCTAATTGCAGCATTTGGTCCTATCAAGACTGTGCTTATGGTGTACGTCTGTATAGGTTATGTGTTCTGCATGTATTGGGGTTTTTGTTATTGGTTGAACCGTGTTAGTAAGTTGACACTTGGTGTTTATGACTTTAAAGTTAGTTCTGCTGAGTTTAAGTACATGGTAGCTAATGGTCTTAGTGCACCTCGTAGTGTCCTGGACACACTTTATCTTTCATTTAGGTTATTGGGTGTTGGTGGTGAGCGTACTATTAAGGTCGCCACTGTCCAGTCCAAATTGACTGATCTTAAGTGTGCCAATGTTGTTTTGCTTGGTTGCCTTTCTGCCATGAATGTGTCTGCGAACAGCAAAGAGTGGGCTTATTGTGTTGATTTACACAATAAAATCAATCTATGTGATGATCCTGAAAAGGCACAAGAAATGTTGCTTGCACTCCTTGCGTTTTTCATAAGTAAGCAAAAAGACTTTGGTGTTGATGACCTGTTGGACTCTTATTTTTCCAATAGTGCATTATTACAGAGTGTTGCTGCTACTTTTGTTAATATGCCGTCTTATATAGCTTATGAGACTGCTAGACAGGAGTATGAAAATGCGGTTAATACCGATGCTAGTCAATCTGTTGTCAAACAGCTACGCAAAGCTATGAATGTTGCAAAAGCAGAGTTTGATAAGGAAGCATCTGTGCAGCGTAAAATAAACCGTATGGCAGAGGCAGCCGCTACTCAAATGTACAAAGAGGCACGAGCCGTTAACAAGAAGTCTAAGGTGATTAGTTCCTTGCATGCTATGCTTTTTAGCATGTTGCGTCGCTTGGATATGTCTTCTATTGACAATATTCTTAGTTTGGCACGTGATGGCACTGTACCGCTTTCTATAATTCCTACAGCATGTGCTACTAAGCTTACAGTTGTTTGTAGTGACATAGAGTCTTTTTCTAAAGTTGTTTTTGACAATTGTGTGCAGTATGCTGGTGTGGTTTGGAATATTATTGACATCCGTGACGGTGATGGTAAGATTGTTCACCTTAAAGAAGTCAATAAAGATAATGTGGATGTGTTGTCTTGGCCTCTCTTTGTTAACTGTGAGCGAATGGTCAAGTTGCAAAATAATGAGATCATGCCTGGCAAACTTAAACAAAAAGCTGTGCGTGCTGAAGGTGAAGGTGTTCATTGTGATGGTAAGGCTTTGTATAACAATGAGGGTGGTAAAACCTTCATGTATGCATTCCTTGCTGATAAACCTGACCTTAAGTACGTAAAGTGGGATTTTGATGGTGGCTGCAATGTTATAGAACTGGAACCACCATGTAAGTTTGCTGTAGAAACATCCACTGGTGTGCAAGTCCGCTATCTGTATTTTGTTAAAAACTTGAACACATTACGGCGTGGTGCAGTGTTGGGCTACATTGGTGCAACGGTGCGTTTACAAGCGGGTAAGCAGACTGAGTTGGCTACAAACTCATCACTTCTTACGCTTTGTGCCTTTGCTGTAGACCCTCCTAAAATGTACATTGATTCTGTTAAGGCAGGCATTAAACCAGTAGGTAATTGTGTTAAGATGTTGTCTAATGGCGCTGGTAATGGTCAAGCTATTACTACAAGTGTCGAGGCAAACACGAACCAAGATAGTTATGGTGGTGCTTCTGTCTGTCTGTATTGTCGTGCCCATGTTGAACATCCTGGTATGGATGGTCGTTGTCAGTTTAAGGGACGTTATGTACAAGTGCCACTTGGCACTGCAGATCCTATTAGGTTTTGTTTGGAGAACAAAGTTTGCAGTGTTTGTGGTTGTTGGTTTGGTCATGGTTGCACATGCGATCGTACTTGCTTGCAAGCTGTTGATACGGCTTATTTAAACGAGTACGGGGCTCTAGTGCAGCTCGACTAGAGCCCTGTAATGGTTCCGAAACGGACCATGTTGTGCGTGCTTTTGACATTTACAATAAAGATGTTGCTTGTATTGGTAAGTTTCTCAAAGTGAATTGTGTTCGCATGAGAAACGTTGATGCCAAAGATGCCTTCTTTGTTGTGAAGCGTTGTGTTAAGGGTGTTATGGAACACGAGCAGTCCATGTATGACACCCTAAAGCACAGTGGTGTTTTAGCCCCTCATGACTTTTACCTTTGGAAGAATGGTCGTAGTGTTTATGGCAACGTTTCACGTCAGAACTTGACCAAGTACACTATGATGGACTTAGTTTTTGCACTGCGCAATTTTGATGAACGTAATTGCGACGTGTTAAAAGAAATCTTGGTACTTGTGGGTGCCTGTGATGAGTCCTACTTTGAAAACAAGTGTTGGTATGACCCAGTGGAAAATGAAGACATTCATCGCGTTTATGCGGCGCTGGGTCGTATTGTTAATACTGCCATGTTAAACTGTGTTAAGCTTTGTGACGCCATGGTCGAAAAAGGTATTATTGGTGTACTTACACTTGATAACCAAGACCTCAATGGTCTCTTTTACGACTTTGGTGATTTTTCTTTCACAATGCCTGGTATGGGTGTACCTTGTTGCACATCATACTACTCTTATATGATGCCAGTTATGGGTATGACAAACTGTCTTGCCTGTGAGTGTTTTGTTAAGAGTGACATATTTGGCAGTGATTTTAAGACTTTTGACTTATTGGAGTATGACTTTACAGAACATAAGTCTTTGCTCTTTGAGAAGTATTTCAAATATTGGGGTCAGGATTACCATCCTAATTGTGTTGATTGTCACGATGACATGTGTGTTGTTCATTGTGCCAATTTCAACACGTTGTTTTCTACAACTATACCTATTACAGCATTTGGTCCTCTGTGTCGCAAGGTCTTTGTGGACGGAGTCCCTCTGGTTACAACTGCTGGTTATCATTTTAAGCAGTTGGGTATAGTTTGGAACAAGGACATTAACACTCATAGCACTCGCTTGAGTATTAATGAATTGTTGCAATTCGTTGCAGACCCTGCCTTGCTTGTGGCCTCCTCTCCAGCTCTTGTGGATCAGCGTACCTGCTGCTTTTCTGTTGCAGCACTTGGTACTGGTATGACTTCACAAACTGTAAAACCTGGTCATTTTAATCGTGAGTTTTATGACTTTTTGAGGGGCCAAGGATTCTTTGAGGAGGGTTCTGACCTTACCCTTAAACACTTTTTCTTTGCACAGAAGGGCGACGCAGCTATTAAAGACTTTGACTTTTATCGCTATAATAGACCCACCATGTTAGATATCTGTCAAGCACGCGTAACGTATCAAATCGTTAAGCGTTATTTTGACATTTACGATGGTGGTTGTATTACAGCTCGTGAAGTGGTTGTTGTTAATCTTAATAAGAGTGCTGGTTACCCCTTTAATAAGCTTGGCAAGGCTGGTCTTTATTACGAAGCCCTTTCTTATGAGGAGCAAGACCAGTTGTATGCTGTGACTAAGCGTAATGTCATGCCTACCATGACGCAGCTTAATCTCAAGTATGCCATTAGTGGTAAGGAGCGTGCACGGACTGTTGGTGGCGTCTCCCTCCTTTCTACTATGACTACACGCCAATACCACCAGAAACACCTTAAGTCTATTGTTAACACAAGAAACGCGTCTGTTGTTATCGGTACCACTAAATTTTATGGTGGTTGGGATAACATGTTGCGTACTTTAATTGATGGTGTTGACAACCCTTGTCTTATGGGTTGGGACTACCCTAAGTGTGATAGAGCTTTGCCTAACATGATTCGCATGATCTCAGCTATGATTTTGGGCTCTAAGCACGTTAATTGTTGTACTGCTTCTGATAGGTACTATAGGCTTTGTAATGAGCTTGCACAAGTGCTTACTGAAGTTGTTTACTCCAATGGTGGTTTTTATTTTAAACCTGGTGGTACCACTTCTGGTGACGCTACTACAGCCTATGCAAATTCTGTGTTTAATATCTTTCAGGCTGTTAGTGCTAACATTAATAGGTTGCTTGGTGTTGATTCCAACGCTTGCAACAATAATACTGTTAAGCACTTACAGCGTAGACTTTATGACAATTGCTACCGTCTTTCAAATGTCGATGATGAGTTTGTTAATGACTATTATGGTTATTTGCAAAAGCATTTTTCGATGATGATCTTGTCTGATGACGGTGTTGTTTGTTACAATAAAGATTATGCAGACCTTGGTTATGTGGCAGATATTGGTGCTTTTAAGGCTACATTGTATTATCAGAACAATGTGTTTATGAGCACTGCTAAGTGTTGGGTTGAACCGGATGTTAATAAGGGTCCTCATGAGTTTTGTTCTCAGCACACAATGCAAGTTGTTGATGAGAACGGTAAGTACTTTTTGCCCTATCCCGACCCTTCACGTATCTTATCTGCTGGTGTTTTTGTCGATGATGTGGTTAAAACTGACCCTGTTATTTTGCTAGAGCGTTATGTGTCTTTGGCTATAGATGCATACCCTCTATCTAAGCATGAGAACTTGGAGTACCGTAAGGTGTTCTATGCACTTCTTGACTGGGTCAAACACCTTCACAACACTCTAAACCAAGGCATTTTAGAGTCATTTTCTGTCACACTTCTCGAAGACCAGTCTGCTAAGTTCTGGTCGGAAGACTTTTATGCTAATATGTATGAAAAGTCTACAGCATTGCAATCTGCTGGCATGTGTGTTGTTTGTGGCTCTCAAACAGTTTTGAGATGTGGTGATTGTATCCGGCGTCCATTGTTGTGTACAAAGTGTGCATATGACCATGTTGTCGGTACACCACACAAGTTTATTTTGTCCATAAGCCCCTATGTCTGCAACCATTCAGGTTGCACTGTAAATGATGTTACAAGGTTGTACCTTGGTGGGTTGTCATATTATTGTGTAGACCACAAGCCACAATTGGCATTTCCATTGTGTTCTGCAGGTAATGTGTTTGGTTTATACAAAAACTCTGCTACGGGCTCTGTGGATGTTGATGTCTTTAACACCCTTTCAACAAGTGATTGGTCAGATGTGCGTGATTATAGGTTGGCTAATGAGTGCAAGGACTCTCTTAGGCTTTTTGCGGCTGAAACCGTTAAGGCCAAAGAGGAATGCATTAAGTCTTCTTACGCTTGTGCCACGTTGCGTGAAATTATAGGCCCTAAGGAGCTATTGCTCAGTTGGGAACCTGGTAAACCGCGGCCGCCTTTAAATCGCAACTCTGTTTTCACTGGTTTTCAGATTACTAAGGATTCTAAGATGCAGTTGGGTGAGTTTACATTTGAGAAACTTGACTATGATAGTGATGCTGTCGTTTACAAGTCTACTACGACTTGCAAACTTAGTCCAGGTGTTCTCTTTGTTCTTACTTCCCACAATGTAGCACCATTACGTGCACCCACTATGGCTAATCAGGAGAAGTACTCCACTATTGTTAAGCTCAGACCTGTTTTTAACATTAGTGACGCATACGCTAGCCTTATACCGTATTATCAGTTGATAGGCAAACAACGTATTACTACTATCCAGGGACCACCTGGTAGTGGTAAGTCACATTGTGTTATAGGTTTGGGTTTGTATTATCCTGGTGCACGTATTCTGTACACTGCTTGTTCTCACGCTGCAGTGGACTCTTTGTGTGCTAAAGCTGCTACTGCTTTCAACACAGACTCTTGTAGCCGTATTATACCTGCGCGTGCTCGCGTAGAGTGTTTTTCTGGCTTTAAGGTCAATAACACTTCAGCACAGTACATCTTTGCTACAGTCAACACAATCCCTGAGATTAATGTTGACATTGTTGTGTTGGATGAAGTTTCTATGTGCACGAATTATGAGTTGTCACTTCTGAATCAACGTGTTAGTTATCGTCACGTCGTCTATGTTGGTGACCCACAGCAATTGCCTGCACCCAGAACCATGATTTCAAAGGGTGTTTTGGAACCCAGGGACTACAATGTCGTCACACAGCGTATGTGCGCTGTAGGACCCGATGTGTTTTTACACAAGTGTTATCGTTGTCCTGCTGAAATTGTTAAGACTGTTTCAGAGCTTGTTTATGAAAACAAGTTTAAGCCTGTGCATCCTGATAGTAAGGAATGTTTCAAGCTTTATTGTAAAGGCTCTGTTCACGTAGATAATGGTTCTAGCGTTAACAAGCGCCAACTTGATGTTGTACGCATGTTTTTGGGCAAGAATCCACGCTGGGCCAAAGCAGTCTTTATTTCACCTTATAATAGCCAGAATTATGTTGCTAGTAGAGTTTTAGGTTTGCAAACGCAAACTGTGGATTCTTCTCAGGGCAGCGAGTATGACTATGTCATTTATACGCAAACATCAGACACCCTACACGCTTGTAACATTAATCGTTTTAATGTTGCTATAACGCGTGCTAAGAAGGGTATTTTGTGTGTTATGTGTGACAGGTCGCTTTTTGATGCGCTCAAATTTTATGAGCTTAAAATGACTGATTTGCAATCTAGTGATGGCTGTGGGCTTTTTAAGGATTGTCATCGTGGCTCTGACAATTTGCCACCTTCTCACGCACCTACTTACATGTCACTGTCTGATGCTTTTAAGACCGATAAGGATCTTGCTGTGCAGATTGGTGTTAGTGGTACCATTAAGTATGAACATGTTATTTCATTTATGGGTTTTAGATTCGATGTCAATGTCCCAGGTTATCATAACTTGTTCTGTACCCGTGATTTCGCTATGCGTAATGTTAGAGGGTGGATTGGTATGGATGTTGAAGGTGCGCATGTTTGTGGTGACAACCTTGGTACGAATGTACCACTCCAGATAGGCTTTTCTAACGGTGTTGATTTTGTTGTGCAACCAGAGGGTTGTGTTATCACTGAGTGTGGCAACAAGGTTACGTCCGTTAGAGCTCGTGCTCCACCAGGTGAACAATTCACACATTTAATACCCCTTATGCGCAAGGGCCAACCTTGGTCAGTTGTGCGTAAGCGTATAGTACAAATGTGTTGTGATTGTATGTCTGGTATGTCCGACATCATAATCTTTGTGTTATGGGCGGGTGGACTAGAGTTGACTACCATGAGGTATTTTGTGAAAACAGGTCCAGTTACACATTGTCATTGTGGCAAAGAGGCTACCTGTTACAATAGTGGTTCTCATGCCTTCTATTGTTTCAGACACGCACTCGGTTGCGATTATCTGTACAACCCTTTTGTCATAGACATTCAACAATGGGGTTATACAGGGTCTCTTAGCTTCAATCATCATCAGTATTGTAACATACATCGTAATGAGCATGTGGCATCTGGTGATGCTATTATGACACGATGTCTTGCTGTTTATGATTGTTTTGTAAAGAATGTGGACTGGTCTATCACTTACCCTTTCATTAGTAATGAACTTGCCATCAATAAAGGTGGTCGCGTTGTTCAATCTCACATTGTAAGAGCAGCGCTGAAGTTGTATAATCCTAAAGCTATCCATGACATTGGAAACCCTAAGGGTATACGTTGTGCTAGTACCAATATTTCTTGGTACTGTTATGACAAACAACCACTGAATTCTAATGTCAGAATGCTTGAGTATGATTATATAACTCATGGTCAAATGGAAGGGTTGTGCCTATTCTGGAACTGTAATGTTGATATGTATCCTGAGTTTTCTATTGTCTGCAGGTTTGACACCCGTACACGCTCTGTCTTGAATTTAGAAGGTGTTAATGGTGGCTCACTATATGTGAACAACCATGCATTTCACACACCAGCTTATGACAGGCGGGCATTTGCTAAGTTGCAACCTGCACCATTTTTCTTTTACGATGATGGTGATTGTGATATTGTGCAGGGTGAGACAAATTATGTGCCATTACGCTCCTCTAGTTGCATCACGAGATGTAATGTCGGAGGCGCTGTTTGTTCTAAGCACTCTAATATGTACCATGCTTATGTCAATGCTTACAATGTCTTTACTCAGGCAGGTTTTACAATCTGGGTTCCAAAGAGTTTCGAACTTTTTAACTTGTGGCAGACGTTTTTGGACACTAATTTGCAAGGTCTTGAAAACATAGCTTACAATGTTGTGAAAAAGGGCTCTTTTGTCGGTGCATCTGGTGAATTGCCAGTTGCAGTTGTTAATGACAGAGTTCTTGTTCGTGAGGACCTATCGGATAATGTTGTTTTTGTTAACAAAACTTCGTTACCCACTAATGTTGCATTTGAGCTTTATGCTAAACGTGCCACAGGTTTGACACCGCCGCTGACAATTTTGCGGAATTTGGGTGTTGTTAGTACATACAAATTTTGCTTGTGGGATTATGAGGCTGAAAGGCCTTTTACTTCCTTTACCAAGAGTGTTTGTAGTTACACTGATTTTGATGAAGATGTTTGCACTTGTTATGATGCGAGTATCCCAGGTTCTCTGGAGAGGTTTACTCTTGCTAACAATGCTGTACTCTTTTCAAGACAGCCTATCAAAAAGCTTACAGGTTTTAAAATTAATTATGGCTTCCTTAATGGTGTTCCAGTTAGCACCACGGAAGGTAAACCTGTTGTTTGGTACTTTTATGTGCGCTCTAATGGTGTTAACGTCGACTATGTTGATGGTTATTACACACAGGGTCGTACAATAAGTACGTTTTTGCCACGTAGCCAGATGGAAGAAGACTTTCTCAATATGGATGAGGGTTTCTTCATTTCTAAGTATGGTCTTGAGGACTTTGCTTTTGAGCACGTGGTTTATGGTGATGTGTCTAAGACCACTTTGGGTGGTTTACACCTGCTAATTTCACAAGTGCGCCTAGGTAAAATGGGCGTTCTTAATGTGGAGGATTTTGTTTCTTCAAATGACAGTACACTAAAGAGTTGTACTGTTACGTATGCAAATGATCCCAGTAGTAAAATGGTTTGTACTTATGTTGATTTGCTTCTGGACGATTTTGTTTGTCTCCTTAAAAGTTTAGACCTTAGTGTTGTGTCTAAAGTTCATGAAGTTGTATTAGATTGTAAGATTTGGCGTTGGATGCTGTGGTGTAAGGACAATAAAGTCCAAACATTTTACCCACAGTTACAGTCTGCAGAATGGAAGTGTGGTTATTCAATGCCAACACTTTACAAGATTCAAAGAATGTGTCTAGAACCATGCAATCTCTATAATTATGGAGAGGGTGTGCGTTTACCTGAAGGCATTATGTTCAACGTTGTCAAATATACGCAACTTTGCCAATACCTCAATAGCACTACTATGTGTGTGCCGCATAATATGCGTGTACTACACTTGGGTGCTGGTTCTGACAAAGGTGTGGCACCTGGCACTGCTGTCCTTCGACGTTGGTTGCCTAGTGATGCAGTTATACTTGACAATGATGTGAACACTTATGTCAGTGATGCAGACTTTAGCCATACTGGTGATTGTTCCACGCTTTATCTTACAGATAAGTTTGATCTTGTTATTTCAGATATGTATGATGGTCGTATTAAGGCCATTGATGGTGCTAATGTCTCAAAAGACGGCTTTTTCACGTATATTAACGGTGTAATTTGTGAGAAGCTTGCTCTTGGAGGCACTGCTGCCATCAAAATCACAGAGTACAGTTGGAATAGGAAGCTTTATGAGCTGATGCAAAAATTTGCTTATTGGACTTTGTTCTGTACTAGCGTTAACACTTCTTCGTCGGAAGCTTTTCTGATTGGTGTTAACTACCTTGGTGACTTCAGCGAAACACCTGTTATAGATGGAGCCACATGTCATGCGAATTATATTTTCTGGCGTAATTCCACGCTGATGGCCATGTCTTACAATAGTGTTTTGGATCTGACGCGGTTTGAGTGCAAACACAAAGCTACTGTGGTTGTTAATCTCAAGGAGTCTGATGTCAATGAAGTTGTTTTAGGACTTGTGAAGAGTGGTAAGTTACTAATCAGAAATACAGGGGTTGTTTGTGGTTACGCACAACCACCCCACTTAAGCCATGTATAAAACATTCCTTTTGGTTGTTTTTACAGTGACTGTTGTTCACTGTCAAAATGCTTGCAACCAAGTTTTGCCGGGTATGAAAATTAACTTAGGCTTACCTCCCAGTACGTCATCCTTTGTGTCTGGTTACCTACCTACTCCTGGTAATTGGACTTGTAGAAACGGGGGCACCACAAAGCTGCAAGGGCATGCAAGGGCTGTTTTTATGCGTTATTATGCATATGCTAGAGCCTGGTCATTCGGTGTTGGTCCTTCTACCACCATCGATGGTCACTACGGTTTGTATGTCTGGCATTCTAATAGTGCTGGTCATATGACCGTTCGCATATGCCGTTGGTACCAAGACAGAGACCCTATTGCGCAGAATTCCCCACATGATACAACCTCTAGTGACTGTATTTTGAACGTGCGTCAGCCATATGTGTTTACACATGCTGGCTTTCAGGTCATAGGTGTGTCATGGACTGGAGAAGCTGTTACTGTTTATGGCAAGAGTAAACTGTACCGCTTATACGTCCCAGGTGCAAGTTTGTGGAACTCTGTTGCTTTTACTTGTTCCAAGGACGATTCCTGTGGTCACCAAATAATTACTAAGCCTATCACAGTGAATGCTACTACTGATGACAAAGGTGTCATTACATCGTACACAGTTTGTGACCGTTGCGATGGTTTCCCGCACCATGTTTTTGCTGTGCAAGAAGGAGGTAAGATACCTGGTAGTTTTGATTTTACAAATTGGTTTTACTTGACTAACACATCGTCACCTTTTGACGGTCGTTTTGTCTCAAACCAACCGTTGCAGATTCAGTGCTTATGGCCGATTCCTGCTTTGACATCAACTACAGGTATCATCTACTTTAATTCCTCACGCTTTACAGACCCGCACCAGCGCTGTAATGGCTACAATGAAGTTGGAGGCTTAGCCGACCACTTGAGGTTTGCTATCAATGTCACCGACCGAGGTGCTTTCCAGCTAGGTGTTATCTCGTTGCTGGCTGTTCATAATGCGTACAATTTCTCTTGTAGTAATATTTCTAACTTTGTTGACGCTACTACTATTGGTGTGCCGTTTGGTAAGACTTACCAACCATACTATTGTTTTGTCACAGAAGGTTACAATATTTCTGCTAATCGCACATTTGTTGGTGTTATGCCTTCTGATGTGAGAGAAATTGTGGTTTCGCGTTATGGGTCTGTTTACATTAATGGTTACAAGATTTTTAATGTAGGCGAGCTTTATGGTGTTGTCTTGAACTTTTCCAGCCTCACTGGCTCAGACTTTTGGACTGTCGCCTACGCCAATGAGGTCAATGTGCTTGTTGATATTGAGGAGACTTATATCACTGGCATTTTGTATTGTGACACACCTTTGAACCGCCTTAAGTGTCAACAGCAGAGGTTCTTTATGGATGATGGCTTTTACTCAGCTATAGATCTTGCACCCCCAGTTGTGCAGACTATAGTGTTGCTGCCTGAATACACTGGTTTGACTAACATCACACTAGATGTGAATGTTACTTTCAACCCTCCATCATGCATCCAATGTGCACCTACTGTTAATAGCATTTTGCTGAATGGTGAGTCTGGTGGTAGTGTTTGTGTCTCCACTAATAGATTTAGTGTTGATTTCAAACTCACCGTGAACTCGCAGGCTTACGACATCGGTGTTAGAACTGGAAGTTGTCCTTTTTCCTATGGCTCACTTAACAATTTTGTTAAGTTTGGGAGTATTTGTTTTTCATTAGTGGACAATGGTGGCTGTCCTATGCCTATCAACGCCATTAATTACATTAAAATTGAATACCCTATTGGGGTCCTCTATGTAACTCACTCTCCTGGTGAGGCTATCACAGGGGTTCCTAAGGGTTTCATTAAAAGACTGGGCTTCTTAGATGCTAGTATTTTGCATCTTAATGTTTGCACAGAGTACAACATTTATGGCATTGTGGGCAAAGGCATTATTAATAAGGCTAACAGTACATTGCATACTGGCATAGTTTATACTGATACTGCTGGTGTGCTTGTTAGCTTTAAGAATGTGACTACGGGTGACATCTACAGTGTCATACCATGCCAGACCTCAATGCAGTATGCGGTGATTGCTGATAACATTGTTGGTGTTATCTCAGCAGACACTGCAACTGGCATCACATTCAATCATACAATTGCCACACCGATGTTCTATTATTCAACAAACACTGACCGTAATTGCACAGAGCCAGTACTTACATATGCTACTATGGGCATTTGTGCTGACGGTGCTATAGGTTATGTGCAACCGAGAGTTGTATCTACAACGCCTGCAACACCCATTACCACCGGCAACCTCACAATACCTGTTAACTTTACTGTCTCTATACAGGCAGAATATGTCCAGGTGTCGCTGCGTGCAGTGGTTGTGGATTGTGCCACGTATGTGTGTAATGGTAATGTGCGTTGTTTGCAGTTGTTGCGTCAGTATGTTACAGCATGTACTTCTGTCGAGAATGCATTGGCATTGAATGCACGTCTGGAGAGTCAAGAGGTTGCTGACATGCTGGCAGTTGATTATGCAGCTTATCGGTCTAGTTTGGAGCTAAACACACCTCAGTTTGAGAATGGCTTTAACATTTCAGCTGTGCTTCCTGCGGGTGAAGGTAAGGGTAGTTTTATTGAGGATTTGCTCTTTGACAAGGTCATTACTAATGGCCTTGGCACTGTCGATGCGGACTACAAACGCTGCATTGAAGAGAAAGGTGCTATTGCTGACGTGGTTTGCAGACAGTACTACAAGGGCATTTCTGTTCTACCTGCACTTACTGACCCTGCTCGTATGGGTTTATACTCAGCATCACTTATGGGTGCCCTTACCTTGGGGGCTTTTGGTGGTGGTGCTGTTGCTGCACCTTTTTCCATAGCCGTCTTTTCTAAGCTTAATTATATTGCTTTGCAGACGGACTTAATTCAAGAAAACCAGAAGCTTATTTCAGCCGCGTTTAACAATGCCATGGGTAACATCACTAAGGCATTTACTGATGTAAACACAGCATTGCAGCATGTCTCAGACGCTGTGAAAACAGTTGCCACTGCACTTAACAAAGTGCAGGATGCAGTCAACACACAGGGAGAAGCATTACAGAAGCTAACTTCTCAGTTGGCGCAAAACTTTGATGCTATCTCATCGTCAATTGACGACATCTATAATAAGTTGGATGTTCTGGCAGCTGATGCTCAGGTTGACCGGCTTATTAATGGCAGACTTTCTGCTCTTTCTACCTTTGTTTCTGCTCAATTAGTCAAGTACTCAGAGGTTAAGGCTTCCAGAAACTTGGCGATGCAGAAGGTGAATGAGTGTGTTAAGTCACAATCTTCGCGACTCGGCTTCTGTGGTAATGGCACACATTTGTTCTCCATGGTAACAGGTGCACCGGATGGTTTGATGTTTTTGCATACTGTCTTGCTACCCACTGAATACAAAGAAGTTGCAGCTTGGGCTGGTCTTTGTGTAGGTGGTAAGGCCTTTGTTTTACGTGATGTGCAGTTGTTGCTCTTTATAAGAATAATCCAGTACCTTGTCACATCACGCAATATGTACCAACCGCGTGTGCCTCAAATGTCTGATTTTGTGCAGATACAGTCTTGTGCAATTACATATGTCAACCTTACTTCGGAAGAGTTTAACAGTGTTGTGCCTGACTATATCGATGTTAACAAAACCTTGGAGGACTTTGCTGCCACTTTACCTAATCGTACTTACCCAGATTTTTCCTTGGACCAGTTTAACCACACTTACCTGAATATTTCTGGACAAATTAGTGTACTCGAGAACAAATCTGCTGAGTTGCTCTTGATTACTGAACGTCTCCAGCAACACATCCAAAATATCAATAATTCTTTGATAGATTTGGAGTGGCTTGATAGACTTGAAACTTATGTCAAGTGGCCTTGGTGGGTGTGGCTGTGCTTTGCAGTTGTTTTTGTCATATTGCTAGGACTGATGCTTTGGTGTTGCATAGCCACAGGTTGTTGTGGGTGTTGTAGCTGTATCACTGCATCGTGTGCCGGCTGTTGTGACTGCAGAGGTAAGAGGCTTCAACGTTACGAAGTGGAGAAGATCCACATTCAGTAATGTTTGGTTTGTTTCAACTCAATATACAAAATGCCGCAAGTGTGGTTCGAACGTCCATCGTTCCTAAACAACTACTACCTCATGTTGTCCCTATTGCGCATTTTAATCTGGGTATTGATTATTTATTTAGCAGTGTGTTTGTATACTATTTTGCTACTTATCGTGGCAATAGTATTAAGACTAACTGCGCCTTATTTGTTTGTCGGCTACTTGTCCTTTTTGTATACGCACCTTTACTACTTTACACAGGTGCATACATTGATGGTAGCCTCACTGCAATTATCCTGCTATGCAGGTTTTTCTATGTTGCGTACTTTGCTGTGCGTTTTCATAGCTTTTACTTTGTCTTACTTAATAGCCCAACATTAGCTTGGGTGTTTGGAAAGGCGTGGTATTATCATTTTGATGACTACACGTGTTTACGTGGGGGTGACTCTTATGTTCGTTTTGGGCCTCATTTTGTCCCCTTTGTTAGCGATAGAAACTTATTTCTCGCTTTGAGGGGTCGTGTGCAAAAAGACGTCTGTTTGGTTAGGCGTGTTGAGCTTATTAATGGCGACTTTTTGTACATCTTTGCTAGCGAGCCTGCTATAAGTGTCACATTCATCAATGATGTAAAGTAGATCTATTCTTCTCAACTAAACACTATGTTGTTTACATTGATTAATGATAATGGCTTTGTTCTTAACGCCATTTTGTGGGTATTTCTACTTATCTTTATTATTCTACTCTGTATAGCATTTATTAAGCTTGTGCAAGTGTGCTTTGCTTGTCACCAGTTGATGACAAGCGCTGTCTACAAGCCAGTGCACAATGCTTATGCTATTTACAGGGATTTCATGAGAATAGACCCCCATCCAGTTTTAGATGTCTAAACGAAAATGAGTTCATCTAATCAGACAATTCCTGTCACTGAGGTGGTTGAACACCTCCGTAACTGGAATTTCGCTTGGAACGTTATTTTGACTGTTTTACTCGTTGTCCTTCAGTATGGCAACTTCAAGTACAGCAAGGTCTTGTATGGCCTTAAAATGCTTGTGCTTTGGGTGCTGTGGCCTACTGTGTTGGCATTGTCCATTTTCAATGCCTGGGCTGAGTTTAACGTCAATTGGGTCATGTTCTCCTTTAGCATAATTATGGCCTGCGTAACTTTTGTGCTGTGGATAATGTATTTTGTCAACAGCTTCAAGTTGTACCGCAGAACTCAGACTTTCTGGGCTTTCAACCCTGAAACTGATGCCATCATCACGCTCAATGTTTTCGGCCGGACCGTAGCTATTCCCGTAATTACGGCGCCAACTGGGATCACATTGACTGTGCTCAACGGACAACTTCTTGTCGAGGGCTATAAGGTTGCTAATGGTGTACAGGTAGGACAACTACCATCGTACGTCACAGTCGCCAAACCGAGCACCACGATAATTTACCAACGTGTGAGCAGGTCAATCAATGTGCGGTCCAACACTGGTTGGGCTTTCTTTGTTAGATCCAAGAATGGCGACTTTTCGGCATTAGCTACAGATAACGAGACAATGACCGAAAGAGAGCGGCTTTTGCATTTAGTCTAAACCGAAACATGTCCTCCTCAAAAGGAAATGTCGGTTTTGACAATGCTGCACGAGGCCGTTCTGGACGTGTCCCGTTCTCATTTTACATGCCAGTTATTAATAACTCATCTCAGCCATTTTATAAGGTCATGCCACAAAATGCTGTCCCGAAAGGTCAGGGCAACAAGGACCAGCAAATTGGCTACTGGAACGAGCAAGTCCGCTGGCGTATGGTTAAGGGCACGCGTAAGGACCTTCCATCCAAGTGGCATTTTTACTACTTGGGAACTGGGCCTCACGCTGATCTCAAGTTCCGCCAGCGCCAGCAAGGTGTCTTCTGGGTTGCTAAGGAAGGCGCTAAAGCTGAACCTACTGGACTTGGTACTCGTGGCAGAAATGCAGAGCTTACCACTCCTATCTTTAATCCAGGGCTCCCTGACTCCATTGAAATTGTTGACCAATACTCACGCCCCAACTCACGTGCCTCTTCGCGTGCTAGGAGCCAGAGTAATGATCAAGGAAATCGCTCTAGATCGCAGTCCAACAACAGGGCTCAATCTAACAACAGATCTCAGAGCAGAGGACGTCAGAATCAGAACCAAAATAATCAGCCCACAGGAGATGGTGGATCAAATGGTCAACGTAACCAGCCTCGCAATAGATCTAACTCACGGAACCGTAGTGGTAACCAAGGCCGCAATGGCGGAAGCCAACAAGACTTGGTTGCTGCCGTCCGTGAGGCTCTTGCTGGAATGGGATTCAAGCCAAATACCTCAGGTAGTGGAAGAAACACCCCTGTGAAGGTGCCTAAGGGTGACAAACCCTTAAATAAACCTACCAAAGCACCAGCTTCGCAGGTTGAGAAACCTGTGTGGAAGAGAACTCCGCACTCCCAGGAGAATGTGGAAGTGTGCTTCGGTCCACGCGACACCTACCAAAATTTTGGTGATAGTCAGCTGGTCCGTCTTGGTGTTGATTATCCTCACTACCCGCAGATTGGCGAGCTGATCCCCAGTCAAGCTGCACTTCTTTTTGGCAGTGAAATTACTGCTCATGAGCGAGGCGATAACATCCAACTTACCTACATCTACAAGATGGAGGTGCCTAAGGATCATAAGTCACTTGCGGCCTTTTTGCCACACATTGGTGCTTATGCTGATTCCACCGAGGATGTTACACTACCACCAGCTCTGCCCCCAAAACAGCAACGCCTCCGCCGTAGTGCTAGTACTGAAGTACTTGCTGACACCACTTCTGTTGTAGACGAAGAAGAGGTGGAGGAGGTTGTTGATGATGTTACTGGTCAGGATGAAACATTTGCGTAATCAACTAAATTATGAAATTGCTCCTGTTAGTGTGTCTTGCAGCCATTGTGGCTAATTACACCATGGACTCAAAACCACTCCCTAAACCGGTTAATACCACCCCTGAGCATTGTGACAGTTTCACCTTTGGTGATACTGAAAAATTAAGGCGCAGGTGCATTCAAAATGTAAAGGCTGACACCCTGGGCATGTACCTTAATTTGGTGCAGACTGTCCAGACGCCTGATGGTCCTATTACCTTTGCCATTGACAGACCCAATAAACATGGGCCTATCTATGACATGTCAAAGGTTGACAAGGACCACACTGTCACAATCTCAACCCCGCAGGGATCCATCAGTGTTAATGTCGGCGAGAGTTTTCTCTCAGAAGCCCCATATGCTGAGGATGCTGCAACTAGTGATTAAGTAAGAAGAAAAATCTGAACAGACACTGGCCGCTTAAGTGCTGCAAGATTCGCTAGAACTACGCTAGCGTCTCGGTCTTGTGCACAACGGTAAGCCAGTGGTCATGTCAGCACAATGAAGGATATGACCATGTTGCTTTGACGAGTCGAACGCAATACATGCTATTTAAGTGTAACCCAGAATGAGTACAAAGATCCGCTATGACGAGCCTAACATGCTAGTTAGTGCAATGAGCGATGTTACAGAAGTACGCCATAAGAAACCTTGGGTACAATCTGTTTCTATTGCCATTGCAAAACCTAGCAGGGAATAGCTGGTATCACACTTAGTATTGTATTTGTTAGTAGGCATTGACATCACGGCATCGACATGGATACACAAAAAAAAAAA